TTTCACCTGGGAATGGATAACGATCAGCCCATTTCTTCAGAGAAGATGCTGTACAATCGTTTTTGGGGCTCCATTCTTCAATGGCAACAACGTCGTTGTGCTTGAATCCATCCCACCATTTATTTAGAGCCTTTGCGAAGTGGAGCGGGTACAGTTCCCACAGCAAACGCGATTTACCTGATCCTGAAGGTCCCACCCACCACTCGTGCTCGAGGATTCCCTGAAGAGGAGTTGGTGTTGGGGCGTAGAGGGACTCAAGCCTAATTCCGTGTAACAGAAACATCTGTGGATCTTCGGACTCGACGAGATTGACATTTCCAGCTCGGGCATGCTCGATCGCCTTGGTGTATCGGGCCTTGTTGCCTTGCCCGCCTCTTTGTTGTGCCTCGGATTTCTCAATCGGTAAATCTCCGAACTCAAAAAAGTCTCCTCCCTTGGAGCAGTACACTCGGTTCTGCACAGCAGATCCGTTAGCCACGTCCAACCGCGCACGAGGAAGCATCCTTGCGACGGCTTTGCGTTGTCGTTGGTTGTAGAAGTATACGTATCCTTGTAGGTGAGGTGTACCGGTGTCTGGGGCAATTTCTTTTCCATAGATGATGTATCTTGCGAGCGTGGTGAGGGTTTTAAGGTGATCAATATCTTGCGCAGTATAGTTATTCAACGTAAAGCACCAAGCTCTGTATTTGCTTGTATGATCCATAGCAAAAAGAGAAGTGCTCGGCTATAGCTCCTAGGTCCGGTGGATGGCTCAGTAGCTGTGCCTCCACATTATTACCTAGGAGCTACTGAGCTGAGCCAAGTTGAAGTTTGGGAAGTATCTGGACTTACGTTCAGAGCAAACTAGACGCAGGCTCATTGAAGTTCTATACTTCAAGTGCGCAAGTAGATTTAGTTGAAGATGGTGTATCGTAGGTCCCCCGGTAATATCCGTCGGCCCGCCCGTCGGCCATCTAGTAAACGTCGCTCCTATGCTAAACCTAAGCGTTCTTCTCGACGTGGTAGCCGTCGTGTGTCTTCGAAGTGCCGTTGTGCTCCTGAGCTTACTCCTAGTGCTCGATTTGCTCTTGCGCAATTGGATCCATTTGATCCAAGAGCCAATGGTGCTAAGGTGCCTGATAGCAATACAATGCCTAGTCTGGCCAACGTAGATTGCGATCAAGTTACTTTGACGACAAATGCTACCCAGACATTGGCTGCTATTGCTTTTACACCTTCGTATCAGCAAGCTGTATTTATTGCACAGGACACTGGAGGTGTTTTGTCTTGGCCTTATGCAGCGGGTCCTCTCGTTCAACAGCGTCGTAACGCTGTGAACGTGATTGCTCAATTGGAGGCAATCAGACCGGTTGCTCATGCAATCCGAGCCAGTTCTTCTCTTTCTCCGAATTCGGCTACTGGTTTTGTTCATATTGGTTTGTCGGTTGAATCTCGTTTGACGGATACAGCTGCTCCAAATATGCAGTTTCCGACAACCATATCGAGTATGACTGGTTTAGCTCATTACAAACGCATCACGCTGGCTAGTCTCACTCAAAGCCCGATCACTGCCATTAACAAATGGATTGACGAGTTGGCTTTCCGATATGACGATCCTCGTGTTCGCTATAGTACCGGAGTTCAAGACGGTACTACGAATTCCGGATATAATGTATTGACTATGCAGCAATCCTGGTGTACTATTGTTGTAATGCTTGAGGGTGCTCCGAATTCGAGCCCCGCGATATCTTTCGAGCATATTCTCCTTAGTGAATCGCTTCCAAAGAAGGACGCGTTTATTTTAGGCACACCTGCCGCCCCGAATAGCCCCGGCACGATGTCTGCTGTATCTCAAATGACCGGCGAGGGTGATTTTGTTCATACAGAGGCAGGCCAAGAATCATATATCAGTCAAGGCTTAGATGCTTTTACTCGAGGCGCTGCCCAAGCAGGTTCGCAAGTTTTTTCAAACGTAGCCGTTCCATTGCTCGAACGTATTGGTCGTGCTGGTGGCTATACAGCTGCCAACATGGCATTCAATGCCATGGCTGGAATGGGCGGTATACCTGGTGTAAATGCTAACCCTGGTCGTTTGGCATTGTACTAGATGAGCCAAGTGGTGAGGCTGTTGGCTCTGAACTTTCTATTAATGTTCGGATGCCATCGGCTCCGTCGGGAAGTAATACCCGTAACCGTATGTATCAACCACGTGGCGCGCCTACTGTGAGAAATCCACTCTATGATTCGAAACAGAATCGTAAGGAATATATCGCCGGTAAGCGTGCGCGTAAGCAAGCTGAACGTGTTCCCCTTCCATTTGGTCCAGAACTAATTGATGAATGGGGAATCGTACATGACGATTTGTAAACAATATATTTGTATTGTTATCTATACGCTTTCTTCTTCATCTTCAGTTTCAGTTTCTTCGCCGTCGATAGTTTCGACGTCTTCATCCGCCGTGAGGTCGATGATCTCCGCGCCATGTAATATGGCGAAGCCTACATCTGCACGGAGCATAATGCGGTAGAAATCGTTCCAATCGGTTTCACGCATCATGTTCGTGATGAATAATTCGCGGCATTTCGCGTACATTTCATCATTCGCCCCGCTGATAATTTCAGCACCATGTGAGACGTGGTGCAATTGGTCTGATGCCATTGCGTAGTCTCTTTTGAGTGACTGTATCACAGCTTGTTGTGCGTCGACAATGTGATTCGAGTACACGAGTTTCTTGTTCGCTTCATTGAGTTCCGCCTGGAGGAATTCGATCATGCGTTGGTGGACGACATTGCTTGACTGTGCGTTCATCTTGGTAGTAGGTTACACTTGTGGGTTACTTGGTAAATTGTAGAATGACCAGGTTACTCCACTACCGTCCACTACCGTACACTGCGTCCCCCCCTATGTAGAGGGGGACCATAGTGTACTATGTACTCTATACTATAGAGTATCCTAGATATATCTATACTATATAGGAATTTGTATATATATGTATGTGTACCACATAACATATACGTTGAAGTTCTGTACTTCAACATATAAACCCCAACCCTAATCAAAGCTGCACCGCCTGCGAGTATACCCACCGAAGCGTAGCGTAGGTCGGGTAGAGAGTGGGCGCGTCGCAGCCGGTCACAATACCTAACCCCAACATATGTCAAACTTGGAGGGACAATCTAAGGGCCGATGACACCGAAGCGAAGCGAAGGTCGGCATCTCCCGACCGTATAGCGCAGCGCAGCGGAGCGGGCGGGAGCGCTACCCATCGAAGCGAAAGCTTCGAAACGATCATATACAAATCAATTCAATAAAACTGAAAGAAAGCTAGACCGACGGGTCGGCGGATATTACATATCATCCATCAACGTATCCAAATCTAGATCTGGTAGCTCGAAGTCATTATCTTGGAAAGTAACGTCGTCTATCGATATGTCGACTGGTTCGTGAAACGCAGCAGCGCGGTAACGCGCTTGTTCTTCTCCGATTGGGAAGTTTACCACTGTAAAACGCCGCAATATCGGGTCGAGGTCTTCCGAGTTTAAGAAGCACTGCTGTGGTGTGTAGTTGCTAAGTACGATGATCTTCTTAGGACGTAGGCCTTGAAGACATCCGCCTTTAATTTCACCTGGGAATGGATAACGATCAGCCCATTTCTTCAGAGAAGATGCTGTACAATCGTTTTTGGGGCTCCATTCTTCAATGGCAACAACGTCGTTGTGCTTGAATCCATCCCACCATTT